AAAAATGAAATATTAGAACAGCCAAAATGTCAATGTTGTAGTAAAGAATTAAATTATGATCGAATTTTTGGTTATCGTAAATTTTGTAATGATAACAAATGTAAAACACATAATTGGACATTGGGATTTCATAATAATTTAAAAATTTTAAAAAACAATACAAAAATAATATCTAAAGAAGAATTAATAAAAATAATTAAAAATTATACTGATAGAAAAGATGCCTTATCTTCATATATGGTTAAAAATGGGTTATATCAAACAATAATGTATTATTCAAAACCTTTAGATGAAATAAAGAATAGAAAAATTAGATTAATAGAAAGAATGAAGTTTATTATTTTTGATTATAATAAAATTCCTCTTTGTAAAGTTTGTAATATTAATAATTCGGTTTTGACTGCGCCCGCACCTTTTGATCTTGAGAATGCAAAAATGTATTCAGATTGGTGTTCTCTTAAATGTAAAGGGAATTCTAAAATTAGTTTTGTTTATGATAATAAGACTGATGCTGAAAAACAAAAAATAATAGACAAAGCCACATTCACCAGAAACAATAAATCTATAGAAGAAAAACAAGAAATGCAAGAAAAAATAAATGCAACTATTACTAGGAATGGAAATAGAGGCACTTCAACTTTAGCAACAGAACTATTTTGTTTAATTGATGATTTAATTAATTCCGATGATTGTTTTTATCATGATCTAAGTAAAAATAAATCTGAAAAATCAATAAGAACAAATAAGTCTGTAAAATTTGTTGATTTTATCTATAAGAATAAAATTATTGAATTTTTTGGTGATAAAGTTCATTCAACTCCCTATAAATATAGACCTTTAGATAAATATAATTATCCTTTAACAAAACACTATGAATATGCTGAAGATAAATGGGCTGATGATTATCAAAGAAGTAAGGATATCATAGCTCAAGGATATGAAATGTTATTTATATGGTCTGGTGAATATGTAAATGATAAAAACAACACAATACAAAAATGTCTAAAATATCTTATGGATTAAGATAACAAGGAGAAAATATTTATGTTTTCATTGAGTCCCGCAGTAACTATTGCCGAATATGATCTATCTGTTACAGTACCCAACCTTCCGTCAAGTAGAACAGGTATGGTACTAAAAGCAGATAAAGGAGAATGTTTAACAATTAAAGCAATTACATCTGAAGCAGATCTTATTGCCCAATTTGGTAAACCAACAGCAGATAACTACAACAACTGGTTTCAAGCATGGAACTTTTTGCAATATGCATCAAGTCTTTATGTTGTAAGACCTCTTCCAAAAAACAGTCTAGGAAATGTTTGTGAAAATGCAGCTGTAACTTTTGACGGAACATCAGCTAACTGGGTAACAGAAACAAATTTCTATAATAAAGTAGTTGCAGAAAATGAAATGGAAACTCCTTCTCTCCTTTCTGGTTATACTACTAAACTTGAATTTATTTCTAAAGATATTACTAATGATCAAGACTTGGCTGTAGCAGTTTGTTCTTATGGCACAAACTTTGATAAACCTATTGCTAAAGAACTTTTTGCTAATGTAACAAGTTATGCAAGTTCAGGTTTCACTGTAACTGGTTCTGCTAACATTAACAATTTTGTAAAAGGAACTGAATTCTTAGGTAACTTTAATAAGAAATTCACTGTTACAACTGTTACTGCTTCAGGTGCAGGCCCTACTTATCAAGTTGCTACTAATGCAATTGTTGATAAAGATTTTAATAAGTATGTTCTAACAATGACAACTTCTGGTGTAGGTGATACAACAGGAACTTTTGGATATAATCCGAATGCATCTATTGTTGAAGTTGGATCATTCTTTGGAACAACAGCAGGTGGTGTATTTAGTTCTGCTTCTGTCAGTGGTTTCTATGTAACAGGTATTGTTGTTTCTTCTTCAACTTCAGGTACAATTTCTTACACAACTGTTAATTCAACTGCTCCTACTCTTAATGCTTCTGTTTCATATTCAAATAAAGCAATCTATACAGGAAATATTGCTGTAACAACTGCTACAAGTGGAACTGTTGTAACAATGGATCCGGGATTCACTTACGTTGTTGGTGCAACAATTGATGTTGGTGCAACTAATCATGTTATTGAAGAAATTGATTATACAAATAACTTGATTTATCTTGCTACAAGTGCAGGTGCAATTACAAGTGGTGCATCTTCAGCAACTACAACATATACATTCTCTGTTATTGCAACAAATGGATATGACAAATATTTCGGTGATTCATTAATCAAGAGAACAAGAGTAGTTCTTGATGATGGTACTTACTATTCAAAACAAGGTCTTGTTACTTTCGATAATCTTTTTGAATATCAACCTGAATTTATTGATAATGATGAATTTGTGACTGTTATTCTCAAGAAAAATGAATTCGGTAAATATGATCTTTCTGAACAATTCCTAACCTCATATAATGCTGGTGCAAAGAATGCAGCTGGCAAGAATATTTTTGCAAATCAAGTATTCTTTAATGAGTGCAAATCACTTTACTGTTATGTTGGTTCTTCAGTTTCAAAAGTTAATACACATGATCTTACATTAACTAAATTTGAAAATTCTGATGACACCGCAACTACACTTTATACAACATTCACAAAAGGCAATATTCAGGATGCAATGGAATTATTTGCTGATGCTGAATCATTTGATATCAATATTCTACTTGCTCATGAAGATGATTTGAATGGTGCTTCAGAAATTGCTGAATCAAGAAAAGATTGTGTTGCTATTGTCGCTCCATGTGGTGCAACTGATGTTGCAACATTAACAACAAGCACAGCTTCTGATGCAACAACTTATATGTGTAAGAATTATGGTACACAACTTCCAGCTGATGCAGGTAACTCAAAAGAATTTGGTACATTTGGTACATATTCAGCAGTATACGGGAATGTTAAATATCAATACGATAAATTCAATGACGTTAATCGTTGGATATCAGTAGCAGGTGATATTGCAGGACTTTATGCTCAAACTGATACAAATCGTGATCCATGGTGGGCACCAGCTGGTGTTGATCGTGGTAAGATTAAAAATGTTATCAAACTTGCATTCAATCCAAATAAAGGTAATCGTGATGATCTTTATTACAATTCTATCAACCCAGTTGTTACTATTACTGGTGAAGGTACAGGAATTGTTTATGGTCAGAAAACTGCAACTAAGAAACCTTCTGCAATGGATCGTGTTAACGTTAGAAGATTGCTTATTGTTCTTGAAAAAGCGATTGCTACAGCAGCTCGTTATAGCATCTTTGAATTCAATGACACTTTCACTAGAAACAGATTGAAGGGTATAATTGAACCTTACCTTAGATACATCAAGAGCAAGCGTGGTCTAACTGATTTCCGTGTTGTTATAGATGAAAGCAATAATACAGGTCAAATCATTGATTCTAATGCACTTGTTATAGATCTTTATCTTAAACCAGCTCGTGTTGCTGAATTCATTCAATTGAATGCGATGATTTTAAGAAGTGATGCTTCTTTCACTGAAATTATCGGAAAATAAAATACACTTTTAAATAAGTTAGAAAAAGGACATTAGAAATAGTGTCCTTTTTTTATTTCCATTTTTAAGTAATTTTCCTATAAATAAATAACATAGAATGAAATGAATAAACACTTTAGATTAATTTAAAATATAGGAGAAAAAAGTTATGCCAAATATCACATTAGATGCATTCAAAGCCGCAGTAAGGGATGCAGCCAGACCGAATCGTTTTTTCGTACAAATCACAGGTGGAACAGCAGCTGGTTCATGGTCAGAAGAACCATTTGCTTATCTTGCTAAATCAGCAGGCCTTCCATCAAGAACAATTGGAGATGTAATTCTCAATTGGCAAGGTATGCAAGCTAAGTTTGCAGGGGATCCTACCTTTGAAGATTTCACAATGACTTTTATCAATGATTATGACATGAAGATCAAAACTTATTTTGAAGAATGGCTTCAGGAAATTGCTGAAACTCAATCAAATGTAAGAACTGATCCTCAGACATACAAAGCAGAAATCATTGTTGATCAATTGGGACGTGATGGTGAGACTCTAAAATCTTACACATTAAAAGGTGCATATCCAAAACAGATGGATCAAGTAGAACTCAGCATGGAATCAAACGACACACCTTCTGAACTAAGTATCACATTTTCAATCGATACATGGGAAGTATCTTAACAATTTAATTTCTTTTAATTTGTTGTTATTAAGGGAGCATTCTTTCATTAGAATTGCTCCCTTACTTTTTGAAACGATAAATATAAATGAATCAATTTTTAGGAATTTACGATGAAATTAATGAAATTTATAGTTCTGATTTTCCTTATCCTCACTTGCTTATCTGTAAGATCAGCTGATAATAAAGAAAATCTACCAAAATATAAAGTCGCAATCATCTATTCAAATTCCATAGATTATAATCTTGCATTAACAAAAAGTAAAACAAATATTATTA